TTCAATGGAATATCATCTACTGTAGTTTTGCTTTCCGCATTATTATTAAAAGCTACAATTACTTTTTCACCTTGACTTCCTGTTAACTTATTTAAAACGTCAGATTTAACTTGTAATTGTTTCTCTCTATCAGGAACTCCGTTGTTGAAGTTTACTACTTTAGTGCCCGAGAAACCACATTGAACCTCGTTTATTAAATAATCTGCTACTTCTTCTTCTAACTCTGCGTACGCTAATCCGCCTTGATAATCTACAGGAGCATAATAATCATAACCAGATACATATCTTTTAATAATTATAACTTCTGATGTTTTTTTATTACCAAAACCAAACGCAGGAATTCTCTCGGGTTGTTCTGAGGGCTTTATTTTACTCCAGTTATGATGATAATAATAAGCTTCAATTTCACCCTTTTCGTTGCATTTTTCTGCTCTTAATGTTTGTCTTGGAAAATGTTCTGCTTTTATAACTTTTCCATTTTTATAAATTATTTGCATACTTGCTTCACCTAATAACTTAAGATCTTGACAAGTTTTTCTAATATCTTTATTAGCAAATATAGAACGCATTTGTGCATATTCATCTGGTTTTCTATTTGAATCAGAAGCATCTAATCCTTTTCCGTAAACCATATTAACAACACCATTTATAATAGCATTATTTGTAGCACTACCATTATATCTATCTATAATATATTGATAATAATTGTTATCTTCACCATAATTAATCCATTCTTTGTTTTTATTTTCAACAATTACTGGTCTATTATAATTTGATAAATTTAAAATATGTAAGTTTTCCATTATATAACTATGAATTCGTTATTACTACTATGAGTAGTATAATTATTATTATTTACACTATAATCTAATACTTGCTGATTAGTGCAAAATATTTTATCTCTAAATATCACATTATTACTTGGATCTGTTATTTCTATAGTATAAAAATTATCTTGCTTTAAATCAAAAATAGCGCTTAATTGTCTATAATACTTAACTAAAGAAAAATCACCTGTATGATCTTGAGAATAAACACTTTTATTTTCTGTCTCTGAAAATATATCTACACTATAAGTAGTAGAACCACTATATTCTCTTGGAATAAAGCTTATCGTTTGTGAACTATCAGAGTCTTGTAATATTATCATATATATACAATAAAAAAAACAACTATTTGTTATAATAAAAAAGAGGGCTATTGCCCCCTTTTAAATAATATATAATAAATATATTTTAGAAATCTGAACCAGATGTCACAGTAACAGTAGCACTAGACATTCCAGCGTAAGGATCTGAAGCAGTAGGACTGTCAACAAAATTAGCTGGTTTTACTTCTTGAGCTGAAAAGCTAAGAGTATATCCGCTTAGGTCTCCCATCGCGGCTCCAGTTACAATTGTTCCTCCAGTTACTTCCGAACCATGTTCTAATCCCATTACAAAAACATTACCATTATAATCTTCTACAGCGATATGAGGTCTACCGTAAGCTAACAACTTAATCTCTTTATTATCTTCTTTAGATAATTTATGTAATGTTAAGTTTAATGTTTGCTCAAAGAAAGTAGTACCATTTTCTCTTGAAGAAGTAACGGTTTGTTCGAATGATGAATTTCCTTTTAATTCATATTTATAAGCAGTAAATGTACCATCCATGTCGGTTATTTGATCATCTGCATCTTGAGATACAGCACCAAAAGTACCAAAGTCAGTAAAATAAACATTTTTTATTCCACCAACTACATCTTTACATGGTTCAATCCTACCTTTTGTTAACGTACAAGCCATAATTTTTTTATTTTAATTAAAAAAAGGGCAGGTAGATTAATTCCACCTACCCTTTTCTTATTGTTATACAATTACTATTAAGCTAATGTTAATAGTACTAAGTCAGAACCAATTCCGTATTGAATACCGCTTGTAAATCTCATAATAACTCTTACGTTTTGAGATCCATCTAAGTCAGCCATATCTAATACTTTCACCTCATTGTGATCAGACAATAAACCTGTACCGAAGTAAAGGTTAGATTTTTGACCAGCAACAGCGTGATCAGATGGCATTCCTGGAGCTAATACAACTTTAATTCCATCGAAAGAAAGTGCATTACCCATATTATACCATTGATTTCCTTTATTTTCGTAACCTGCAGCTCCAAGACCAGAAGCACCAAAACCTCCAAGAGATCTAACGTACGCTTGGTAAGCAACTGGTGGTAAATAAATGTTTAAATCTTCTTTTCCGTAGATTGCATTAGGAATTGAATCAACAATGTTTCCTAATAAGCTATTAATGTTAGAAGAAGTAAATGAAGTTTCAGATCCGTTGGCAGCGTCATTTACATCTGCATCAGCAGCCATAAGAACTGTAAATCCGTCAAATTCACCAGCATTTCCGTTAACTCCACCCCAAATGTTTTGCTCAGTTTTTTCTGCAACTAAACCAGCAACGTGGCTTATTAAGAAATCACTAAATTTAGGAGGTAAGTTATCGAATGAAGAATATCCCATTTGGATAGCTTCCCAATCGCTTCTAAAATCTTTCTTACAAAGTTCTAAGTTTACTTGAAACTCTTCAGGTTGTAAGATTCTCTCTGTTAACGTAACGGTAGCAGTGTCAGTAAAATCACACGTTGCGTCTTTGATTACATTAGAATCAGTTGCAACTTTTTTAATTACTTCTTTGAACTTTACGTTAGGTTTTATCTCGATGTTACCTTGATCTAAAGTAGCACCAGATAATAATGCAGCCGAAATATACTTTCCAGCAAATTCTCCTGCATAAGTACTCGTAATTGATGTAGTAGTAGCCATAATAATTATTATTTATTTAATTTAAAATTCTATTTAATACTCTGTCTTTAATTGTTTGTACTCTATTTTTAGAATACAAATTTATTTTCTTTTGTTCTTTTCCTTCAGGTGAGTGATTTACTTTTTTAGTTTCTTCAGCTAATTCAACTGATTTTTCTTTACTTAACATTTCTGTTACAGCAAGTCCAACTTGTTCACTCATTTCTTCCTCATCTTTGTGAGGACCTTTAAGATCTTCGATCATAGCTTTAATTTCTTCTACAACTGAAGTTAATTCTTCTTTTGTAACATATTTAGCTTCGACCTCTTCTTCTTTTTCTTCTTCTAGTTCTTCAGAAATTTCTTCAGAAGCTTCAATTTCTTCTTCAACTTCTTCTTGTTCAGGTTTACTATCAATAATTTCTTTAATAATTCCTTCTTCTTCAATAACTAAAATTTTACCATCCTCTAACTCATATTCACCTAATGGAAGAGCTACACGCTCGTCTTCAGTAACTATAAATACAGGTTGGTCGCTTTCAAACGATTCTGCTTCTAAAACAGTACCATTTTGTAACTTCATTTGTGCTAACTTTACTTCTTCTACAGAAGATTCATTTTCAACACCTAAAAGTTCTTTAACTTGATTTAACATTTCTAATGGTTTCATAGTATTATAATAATTAATAGATTGATTTGTTATATTTTTCCTATACCTTGTGCTTGGTAACTACCGTCACAGCATTTTCTAGAATAAGTTAGTCCGTCTTTACATAAACATCCTCTTTTACTATCTTTTGGACTTGTATAGTATCTATTTGACTCGTATTTTTTTTTCATATTATTTTTTTGGTACGCAATTAGGTACTTTTTTACCATTCTTCATTTTAAAACCTACCATCTCATAACCATCCCAACATGGTGCTTTTAATTCTTCTAATTCTTTAAGTTTACTTTCAGCCCAACGTTTTCCAGCTTTGCCTCCCCAAAGTAAATAAGATATAGTTCCGCAAGCTTCGTTATCACCTTCTTTATAATATTCCTCTGCTCTAGACAAATAACTATACATTCTTTTAATTGTCTGTTTACTAATAGCTTTACCTTGAGCTAATTGTTGTGCTCTAATTTTACCAACTTGTGTAGCACATTTATTATTTACTTTCTCATTCAACTCTAACCCTCTTTTAGCATTATTCTTAACCGCAGATGGATAATCAGCATAAGTTTCTAATTCAAGTGTTTTACCACTTTTATATCTTTTATCTTTTTTAACTATTCCTTTTATTTGCGATAATAACTCAGCAGCTTCTTCTTGTTCCATAATAGCAAGTGCATTAGGCTCGTTAGGTCTTTCTAATTTATCTGCAAAATAACCTTCTATTGAAAAACCTTTAACTTTGCCAGTTTTTACAAAATCATTCCAAACTTCGTCATTGTTTACTTTAACAGATACCATCCAAGTGCCTATAGGTGCATTTAAATCGTACTTTCTTGTTTTATCAAATTTATCATCTTCAACTATCCAAGATTCAACTACAGATAGTCCTTGTAATGGTAATTGATGTTCTAATGTAGATTTATTTTGATTGCCTCTCATTAAAAACAATTCACTTGCTTTTTTAACTGTTTTTCTAGAAAAATAAATATAATATTCTTTATCTTCGTTTTTCCTATATATTGGTTTATTAGGTATTAAAGCAGCACCCATAAGAATTCTTTTTTCCTTATCAAC